GCGCTTTTTAACCTCACCGGTTAAAACTCCTAGATCGCACTTTGAACCCTACCCGTTAGGACCTCTACCCAGCAGTGCCGTGTGCCCTCACAACGCCGTGCACCCCTACAATGGGCGCACCTGACCGCCATCAGATTGTGGGTGAAAACAGGTTTCCGAATGCGGCAACTTGCTCTTTCTCGGCATCACCGACAACGATAGGTTCTATCTTTGTCACTTTACTGCCGGTTCCTTCGGAGAAGATCGCAGCGTGCAACTCACTACCTTGCCTAACCAGACGGACCGTATGTGCATCCGCATCGCCACTGACTGTTCTTAATGTCCCATCCTCAGGGTCATAAACCTCCAAGGCCATTTTCCATCTGTCAGTAAGGGCACCTGCACAAACCTCACCTTTCAGATTGTCCGCAAACGCGCTGCTTCGAAACAGACTGTGACCTCTTGCAGCGTCACCACTGCTCAGCAAACCATGGGCTTGGAGATCTTCGAGTACAGCATGTACGGACGACTGCCCGCCGTCCCCGTCAATCTTCTCCACCTTCATCTCGCACCCGGCGGTCGGTTTCAGATTGTTTATGACAACACCGGTGCGTGGTTCCCCATCGACATGGTACGTTCCAACCTCAGCCTTACCATCCATGCCCACTCTCGTGTACCTTGGTTTGTGTGAAGGTGCTAATGCATTCCCTCTACTTATGGTTTTTAATTGTTCTAAGACGCTCGCGTTGCTTCTCTTCTGCAGTGCTCCCCAATGCACTCCCGATAATTCAGGAGACGAGCTAGTTTTGTAATCCCCAGGACTACTGTTCTCTTTAGGAAGTGGCACCTCACCGGCCATTGACTCACGACCTCCACCCGCTGGTTTACTCACTTGCTTAACCCAGGCCTCAGCAGTGTAATCATACACCATGGCGCATCTTGTGCCCGCAAACTCCGTCTTAAACAACACGCGAGATGTCTCCTCGTTCTCGTCAACCCGACCGCCCACTGAATCCACCAGCCAAAGTTGCGTGTCTCCAAGTCTCAGGTCACCTTCACCTTCCGCACCCAGCCTCGCTTCATCTGGCCCTAGATGATTAGGTCGCTTTCCCGACCTGTTGAAGAAGACAGGCGGTCTCACACTGCGATCGCCCACCAACCAAGCGATACTGCATAGCTGGTCTGACGCCTCGGCCACCTCTATCTTGGAGGAGTTCAGTAGGTGCTTCGGCCCGCGCCAGCCCCTGCACATCCCGTAGGCGGTATTGTTAGCCATCAGGCTGGGGACTGTGGTCAACAGCTGAGGCATCTGTATATCAAAGCCATTGATTATATTGGTTGCCAGACCCAATAAGTATTCCTTAAGGTAAACCCCAAACTCCCAGCATATCGGCCTACCCGCCATAATCTCCCAATTCCGCAACAAAATGTTCTCTCTGGCGGATGTATGCTGCAGTCCGTAGTCTCGCATCAAACCGTTGATTGTACTACTGGTTCTCGGCGTCCCCGATGAGACCAACCGGCCCATGGCACCTAGCGATTCTGCAACACAGCTGGCTACTGCCTCAAAACAGTCGCCGTACAGAATGTCAGAAACTAGAGACATGCTTGTGGCTAGATACCCCGGCATGTTGGTGACCATGTGGTTACTGGAGTCACTATTTAGTGCACATACCTGGGAGTAACTCTTCGGTATCATCGAGCTTATAGTGTTACCTTCAATGTGTGGCAGCATATTGGCCATTAGGCGGCATTTACCACGCATTGCCTCGATAGAAGACAACAGTGCCTGCACAGCCCCAAGTTTGGCTGCCACGGACCACATAGTGTGGTATAGTCGGTCAGGTGACCCCCAGCTCAATGACCTGTCCAATTGCACCTCGGATGAGGAAATAAGCAGGAGATCATCTGCTACCATGTTGCACTTGGTGTACATATTATCCCCACAGTACCATACTGACGGGTATGCAGCAGAGGCCAATGCTAGTAGACCGGCCTCCTCTGGAGTAAAGCTATCAACATCCACCACTATATCGTGACTGCTAATGGCCGCCAGCCTGTCAAGTGGACTAATCCATGCCTGGGTGGGGTATGTAAGATCATCTGCCACTTCCATTTCTGTACTTTTAGACACGGTTGCCAGGTTATAATCGCACAATATAAGGTACATCTTCATCATAACATGCCTCATATCGTGTGGTATAGATATCCGTTCGTGTACACTGAGGACAGCTATACCATTGGCATCACTGCCTGCCAGGGTAGGGCACTGGGACATAATAAGCCGTCGCTGTTCTTCATCTATCAGATGCACGGTTGATTCCTTAGCCGAGTAGAGAGCCCGCGAATATGCCGGTTCCAGGTGCCACTCTCCTCCACCTCTAAAATCCACAGCCACTTTTTTCTCCCTTCTCACTCGCCCGTTTAGGCCAAGTGACACACCCACCCCTAGGTTCAAGTTATCGACCATCCCACTCTTTGTGAACTTGGCATTGCAGTTCAGCCTACCAATGATATCCTTTTCACCCATAGGTATACTCTTCTTCTCCTCTTCTGCCCCGTCTATCACCATGACGGCCGTCCTGGCCGCCCGTTCAGTGAACTCAGTTGCATAACTGTGGGCATGTTCAGATGCCGATGGCAACCCTTTCATGTAATCTACCACTCTCTTTACTTCCGACATTGTCGCTTGGGTTCTGAAATCGTTGGTGTTGGGATGGAACTTTGTGTTTATTTGAATGAGGGTTGTTACTGTTTCGGATTGTATCAGATTCTGTTCTGTGTGTGTGCAGTATACTGTGTTTGTCTTGTATGTTTAGTGTTTCTTTTACCTTTCGGCTACCCTCCAGGGGTTTCGCGGGCTCCTCAGGCCGAAAGGATTTTTGTTTTTTATCA